GAGCGCCTGAAGCTTGCCGGCGAAAGGCCCTGCAAGCTTGGTGTCCGTTTTCCGGTTCGCACCGGCCCGATCCATCGCGGCAATCACCTTGCCGCGTTCGCCGGCCGTCATGGCCCGCAAGGAACGTTTGCCGGTCTGTTGCTGATAGAGATCGCGCCGGGCATCTTCGTCCAGGCCGAGCACATTGGCGCGGCGGTAGATCCCGCCATAGGGGTTTGCGCCCATCACGAACCGACCTCCGACAGCTCGACCTCGAACGGCTCGACAACAAAATCCTCGCCCGCCGACTTGACCGAGATGCCGCGGATTTCAGCAACCGCGGCCGGATCCGATTTGATCGCGTCCTTGTTGACGTCTTCCTTGGTCCGGATGAACCGCGACAGGCCGGCAGCCTTCAAGGCTTCGATGACTTTCTCGGCACCGCGCACGGTGACGCTCGGCGGGCGATCCCGCCATTTGATTTCGCCGCTACCGAACCGGCAATATTTGACCTTGCCGTGGTCGGTGATCGTGTTGCGGTAGGCCGAGCACCATGTCTTGATACCGCCGAACAAGGCGTCTTTCTTGTCTTTGATCCCGGCAGTCCGCTTTTCATAGCGATGTTTGATCGCCGCGATTTCATCGTTCATGTCAGCTTCAAGCCGGACGAGATCGCGACTGAGATCGCCGAATTGCTTGATTGCCCGGTCGCATTCCTCGCGGGTCTGTGGGATCGGGTAATCTTCGGCAAGCGTCTTGGCGCGTGTTGCGCTTCTGGCCATGGTCATTTTCCTTTCAATGCTTGGGAGAGTGCAGATCGGCCGGGCGCGGGATCGCCCAGGATGATGCCGGTCAAATCAGAGGCAGGAACGAGCACAACGGCTTTGGCCGGCTTGAACGTTCGCTTGACGTATTGGCCCGGAGGTTCAGGCCGTGACCGATCCCGGTGCAATCGGATTGCGCCTGGGCGCCGCTCCCATGCCTGACAGACGCGGCGCAGTTTATCGACCTCGCATGCCCCACGGGGATCAGCCGCGATTTCGCGTCGGACTTTTCGGAAAATCTCAAAGGCCATTTGCCGGGTTCGACCGCCAAACGCCTTTCCGACCTTTTCGAACGTCAGGCCGGCGATATCGTACGCCAGATACATCGCAACCCGCCGTGGCCGGGCGATGACCTGGAAACGCCGGAAGCCTTCCAGTTCTTCTGTCGTGATGCCGTAATATTCAGTGACGACGCGTTTGATCGTGGAGATCCGGACCTTGGTCATGACCGAGCCCCGCGATAGTTCGGGCAGCCGTTGCGACAGGCCGCATGCAGGCGCAACGAAGTGGAATTTGTCGCCCGGATCGGCTTGGCTTGTTCGGCGTGACATTGCAGACGGCTGATGGATCCGAGCACCGGGCAATTGACGGTTTCGCCAAGCAGGGCGGCGTTGACCATTTCCTCGACCTTGACTAGGTCGCCTTGATATTTGCCGGCTATAACCGTTGAGATCGCGGCAGTGGAATACCCGATGCGTTCACCGGCACCTTTGAGACCGTGCGCGTCAGCGTTACCGGCAAGGGCGAGCACCCAGGTCGGTACCGGATGCGCCCAGGCGCAATGTGCCTTTTCGGTGAAGGTCAGGCCGGCAGCCCGGCTGTTGATTTGAGGTCCTCGGTTCATGCCGTGGCCTCCTCAAATTCTACAGGCCCGACGATCTTGCGCCGGTTCTGGTCGTAGACTGCCTTGGTTCTCAGAACCCTCGGCGGCAAAGGACCGGTTTTCATATCCGGCCGCAGTCGAAGGATTTCCGGTTTGTTTGGACCGCCCCGTTGCGCAACGAGAAAATACCCGGCTGCCTTCAACGCCTTCAGATATTGTGCCGCTGTCGCCACGGGAACAACGTGATCACTGGTAGATGCGGCAAGCGCGATGTCGTGCTTGGTAAAGCGGTCCAGCGCTCGAATGGCCGTCCACATTTGGGATTGGCCTTTGTGCCTCGGGGAGGGCTGCCCGTCTCGGTCAACGCTCGGAGTGGTTCGCGGCGTTGCCAGAAGGCGAAACTTCTTCGCGCCCTTCCAACTTCCCTCCGAAACCTGCCCGACACATTCAAGGACCTTTGCCTTTTCGAGGCGCCGGACATAATCGCGAACGATCGTAAAACACTGTTTGCGGGTGTGTCGTTCAATGTCCTTGATCGTGAACACGGCGCTGTTTTGCCCGATATCGCGCATGACTTGCCAAAGCCGGTCGAAGCCGCGCATTTCGAGTTCACAAGAATCGAGATTGAGTGCGAGAACCTTGGGCATTATCGGCGCCCTCCGGTCGACTGGCGTTCACCGGTGTAAAGCGGCAAGTTCGCCGCCCGGAACCCGGAAAGGTCGATCTCGCTGGTCCTGTGGTTTGTGCAATGTTCGCGGATGTGTTCGAGGTTTACGCAGATCCGCCTGGTAACGCCGCGCGTGCGCTTTTGCAGCTCGTTGAGCAGATCATCCGCGATCGCTATTCCTGCACAGTAATGATCGGCGAGAGCAGCGGTATCCCCGCGATCGCAAGGCTGTGCCTGGACCCAATCAAGCACCCGGCCGTCGACGCGTTCGCTCTGGGCGATTTTCTCCGGAAGCAGCTCCTCGCCGACCAGCAGGATGGGTGCGCCGGATTTGTCGTGCAGTTCGCGGACCAACTCAATCATGCCCTTGTCGACGGCAATATCGGCTTCGTCGATGATCAGGGGGCGATCCGGTTCGCAGCCGAGCTCAATGATTGCCCGCTCGGCGAGATCGGCAATCGTCGTCGGCATTTCCCGTTCCGACAAACCGCATTCAATGAGAATGTTTTTCAGGAGGTTCTTGCGCGTCCAGGAGACGCCCATTTCTACCCTAACCGCGTTCGTCATGTTCTGAATGAAGATCGCCGCGAAGGTTTTGCCGTATCCCGAACGGCCATGAAACACGCCGAGCCCCGGCATGTTGAAAGTACGCCCGCGAAGGCGTTCGACCAGGACCAGGCCGGATGCAACATTCTTGAGATGTGCTACCGCTGGCTTGACCGATTGCGTTAGGTCTGTCATTTCTATTTCTCCAATAAGAATATCTCTGGGTCCGGTTTTCCGGGCCTATTTTTTTGGCTGCAGTTAACGCAACGCCTGCTCGCCGAACGCTTCGTACAAACCCTTCATGGCGCGATACTCTGCGCCGGACTGATATCCTCCGAGCCAAACCGCATCGTTCGGATCGACCGCTTCGCCGGCTTCGATCTGCGCCTGTAGATCCAGCGCGCGGCGATATCTCTGTTCTTTGGTTTCGACTGTCCTGAGCGGCCGCACATTTGTGTTTGCCGGCGCCGGTTCGGTTTTCATCTGCTCATGCAGGGCAAGAGCTTCAGGCGAGTGACGGGCTTCGTTGCCGCCCTTTGCCGCATCCGCTGCCGCAGCGAGCGCCGGGGTTTCGTGCGCATCGGCGGGCTTCGGAAACGAAACGATGTTGCCGGCGTCCCGCTCGGCAACACGAAGGCGTGCATCGATCACATCGCGTGGACCGATCTTGCGGGCGGATTTGCGGATTTCAGCCGTCTGTTCGTTTATCTGTGCCGCTTGGGCGGCTTTGACCTTCGCAATGGTCTCAACCGGATCGAGACCGGCGAGACCAGGGCAAACGGCCATTTCAAGAAACGTCTCGCCGTCGGGTTCGAACACCAGGGCACGGCCGAGATCCTTTGGATCATGGCGCACGAACACCTCGGTACCGGGCATGATCGTCCGTACAAGGTAATGTTCGCCGTCAATCCGGATTCCTTGCGCCGTGACTGTGCGCCGTCCGTCTTTTCCGGCGACGGGCGCCAGCAGGATATCAAGCGCGTGTTCGCTTTCGATCCGACCGATCGTGCCGGGATAGGCGGCGGCCATTTCAAACGGGGATTTGCCCTTCAAACCCGCGTGCGGCGCGCGAGCGAAAATGGTCTGGCACCATTTGTCCGTATAGTCCTGCAGCTCGGCCGCAGTCAGGTCAACGCCGAACAGGCTTTCATCCTGTTCGCCGAGCCGTTTCGCAAACGACTTGCGGCCTTCGATCGCTTTCCGATCGGTGACATTGTGACCAATGAAGCCGGGAAGCGTTGCGCAGAAATCCCGCTGAAACGTTCCGATATTGCGTTCAACCACGCCCTTTTGTTCCGGGCTGTAGGCGGTGCAATAGTCGACGTCGATGTCGAGCGCGGCAAACAGCCTTTGCGTCGCGTGCGCCTTGAAGTCGGATCCGTTGTCCGTCTTGATCATTTCCGGAACGCCCCAGGCGAGCAGACATTTGCGGATCAGCAATCCGACCGCCGCGGCTCGGGGCGTTTTCGTTTCCAGGACGATCATCCGGCGCGAATAGATGTCGACAGCAACATAAACGGAATGCCGGCCGTCTTTCGTCATCACGTCGGCCGGCGATGCATCGATCTGCCAGCACTCGTTTAGCCGATCGGCACACGTCGAGCCTGTCGCGACGAACCGCGTACTGCCCTTGTAGGCGTCCGGGTTTGTGATCTTGAGAAGGGCCGCAGCGTGATCCTGTTTCCAGTCGCGGATTCGTTGCTGGAACGTCCGCAGCGGTGGCATAGTGACGAGGTCACCGCTCGGCGTCGTGACTTGATCTCCGAACCGGTCGCGGCAAAAGTCGCGAATATGTTTGG